CGGGGAATTGATCGATGCCCTCCTCTGCGGCGGTATCCATCCCGTAGAGGAGGAGATCCCCGATGAGGGCGCGCATCTGCGGCTCTTCCATTACTTCACCCCCTCGTTGATCTGGTAGGCGAAGGCGCGGGCCTCCTCCTCGCTGGCGAAGCGGAAGACCTCGATGAGGCTCCCCTTCCGTACGTAGATGAGCCAGTCGGGGCGATTGCGCTTCTGGCGGGGATCGAGGATCGGGAGGGAGGCGCTCATCGCTGGGCCTCCTCGATGATGGGCGTCGACCTGGCGGCGGATCTCCCGCCGATTGGCCTTGTCCTGGGCGGGGGCTCCGACGTAGAAGGCGGGCGAGGGGAGGCTCTTCCGCGCGCCCAGCCGATACTCCGCTACGCCGTAGGCGTAGTCGTCGGCTCCCTGCCCTGCGCCCTGAGCGCTGGCCCAGGGGCGATGGCGCTCGCGCCAGATGCGCGCGACCTCAGGGGCCGTCAGCGGCTCGTGCGCGCTGAGGATCTGCTCCCGGATCTCGCCGCTCTCCGCATCGATGATCTGGACGGGGAGGTCGGAGAGATCCTCCTGGCCCAGGATGCGGCCAGCCTCCCGCGCGATCTCGCGGGCGAAGGCGCGGGCGGCGGGGAGCGAGGGGAAGATCGCCGCCCCGGTGAAGGGATCGCGCGTAGCGCCATGCTCAAGCCGCGCCCAATCCTCCGTGCCGTTGTGATTGACGAGGTAGCTCATCGAGCCTCCTCCTCGATCTTCTCCGCCGCCTCCATCACGATGAAGCGGATCGTGGCGACGAAGGAGTCGAGATCGTCGCGCCGCCCATCGGGCGCGTACGTGATGTAGGGCCAGCGCTTCCCGCCGACGATGCTGTCGCAGGAGGCGTATCCGGCCTGGAAGTTGTAGGAGAAGGAAAGCTCCGGGGCGAAGCGATCCGGGCGCTCGAAGGAGATCCGGCCCGTATTCGCCCAGGCCGTATCAACCACGAGGTCGAGGCCGGCGTCGGCGGCGATCTTCTCCATCTGCTTCATGAACTTCTGCTGGGTATTCATCTGGGCTCCTCTGGGGGCTTCGGGTACGTACAACATCGTACCAAATAGGAAGCTCCTTGAGGGGGATCTCCCGCGATCTTTCAGGCGGCTACGTTCCAGAAGAGCGCGCCGTCCGCCGCCTGGCCCTCGATGAAGCGCCAAGCCTTCGCGTCGTATTCGGCGCAGGAGGGGAAGGGCGGGGGGAGGAGGGCCCGCTGGGAGAAGCGCTCCGGGGCCTTGAGGATCTCCGCGCGCCCTACGCCGTCGGCAAGCAGCACGCCGTCGCCCCCGATCTGGACGCCGTAGGCGCGCGCGAGCGGGGCGGCCTGCTGGAGCGCGCGGCAGAGGAGGCCGGAGCCGACGGCGCACCAGATCTCCGCCGGCGGGGAGGGGAGCCGCGCGAAGACGCCCCCTGCGAGTTCGGCCAGCGCGTCGAGGACGCGGGGGTCGCGGAGCGAGAAGGGGACTAGCTGGGCTCCGCGCTCCTCCGCGAGCTCGCGGGCGCGCGCGCGTACGAGCGAGAGGTAGCCGGGGCGGACGGCGCGGATCTCAGCGCCGGCGGCGCGGGCCCTGCGCGTGATGCTGCTCTCGCTGGCCCTTGAGGCGACGACGATGGTGCAGGGGATCCCCAGGTCGGCGCAGGCGAGCGCGAGCGCGAGTTGGGCGTGGCCTTCCGCGGGCGTCGGGTAGACGGCCGGCCGGCCGTCGAGGACGATCGGGGCGACGCGCCGCTTCGTGCCGCCGGGGAGGAGATCCTCGCGGACAACCCAGAGCCGCCGCCCGCCGGCGATCCGCCGGGACTCGAGCGCGGGCTCCGGGAGGCTCATGAGGGGCGCTGGCCCTGCCGCTCCGCTCGCCATTGCGCGAGCAGGCTCTCGTCGTGAAGCTCCCAGAGATGCAGGACGTCGGGATGGACGTTGAGCCAGTAGGAGCGCGGCGGGACGCCGACGGCGAAGGGGACGCCCGGGCGCAGGTCGTGGGCGGCCTGGACAAGCTCCGCCCATGTGGGTACGCGCCCCCGCCCGCGGTCCTCGTAGCGCAGGGAGATGTGCCAGCGCCGGTCCCCGCGCGCGATCTCGTCGTAGGAGAGGAAGGCGACCAGCCCGCGCCGCTCGTGCCGGAAGGCTCGCGGCTGGATCGAGCCCTCCGGATAGAGGCCGGCGAGGACTTCCGGGACGGGCTCCTGCCTCCAGCCGGCGGCGGCGGCGAACATCGAGGTCATCCCGCCTGGCCGTCCAGCCAGCCGTCGGTGTCGACGCCCAGCGCCTCGACGAGCAGGCGCATGCGCTCCCCGATGACGAGGATCGTGGCTCTCAGCGCGAGGAGATCCTCCTCCTCGTCGAGGGCCTCCCAGGCTTCGAGGACGCCCTGGCCCGTGCCCTTCTCCTCCTGGACGGCGATGATGCCCTCCGCGAGGTGGCCGATGAGCATCGAGAGGACGCTGACGCAGGCGGCGAAGGAGGAGGGGTCGTCGGCGGGGCCCTCCATCGCCGCCTCCCAGAGCGCGCGGCCCGTCAGATGCTCCCCCTCCTCCTCCGGCAGGGCCTCTCCGATGCTGCGCGGCGGCCCGCGGCGGACGAACTTGCGCGCGTAGCCGTGGCCGTCGGGGCCTCTGCGATGGCGGCTCATTGGTACTCCTCCCCCAGTGCGCCGGCGAGGCGCTCGATCAAGCGGAGCGCCTGGGCGTCCTCGATCTCCAGCCATGCGGAGTCGTGCTTCTCGTAGCGCTTCCCCGGCTTGCCGCGGATCGTCATCATGAGGAGCCCCTCGTCGCTTCGCTCGATCTCGACCTTCGAGGGCATCGCCGTGACTTCCGGCTCCTCCGAAGGAAGATCCTCCTCCGGGTTGAATTGCCAGTAGGAGAGCATGATGGGCGGGCTCATCGCTGGAGCCTCCTCTCCGCGCCCTCCGTCCGGGCCCGCTCAAGATTGGCCTCCGCCCGGAGCTTCTGGACGTCGAGGCGGACCATGAGAAGCGCGGCGGCGGCAAGGATCGCGACGAGCCCCAGGATGAGAACAACCCAGGGCCAGGTCATGCCTCCCTCCAGTGCCGCCCGGAGATCGAGTCGTCGATCTCGCGAGCGCCGGCGACGGCCTCCGCCGGCGTCTCGTACGGGCCGGTCGCGAAGTCACCCTCCTCCGGCATCGAGACTACGACGTAGCCCTCCGCGCGCGTGCCATGCAGAAGCCAGCCGTGGGCGGCGAGGATCTCGCGCGCCCTCCTGGCCGTCATGCCCGTCAGCCCGCTCATGCCGCGAGCCTCGCGCTGATCTGCGCCGCCGTCACGCCCATATCGGAGAGGAGCTTCCTCAGCACGGCGTTCTCGCGGGCGGCCGCGCCGTCCTCCTGCGCCTTCGCGCGGCGAGGCCGGCGGCGCGGCGGGATGCGGTACAGCCAGGGCCCGCGCGCCTGCTCGTCGACGAGGATGACGCCGGCCTCCGCCAGCGGCTCCAGATAGTTCCATACCGTCGCGGGGCTCCCGCCGGCGCGCTCCGCGATGGCCTCCTTCGACGCGTCCTTGCCTTCGGCGGCAAGCTCGCAGATGGCGACGTAGACGGCGACGCCCGTGAGCTTCTTCCCGCCGGCGGGGAGCGCGGCGCGAGCTCGCGCAAGCTCCTTCGCTGGGATCTCGATGTTCATCATTGCCCTCCTTCGGGGCGATTCGGGTACGCGCCTAGATTACTACCTCGTCGGAGGCGCGGCGGCGGCGGGGCCGCGAGGCTCGCCCTAGGCGCGCTCCTCGCCACTCCCCGCCGCTCTGCGCGCGTACCGGGGCGGTTCCCATCCGCCCATCCGCGGTCGGGCTCCGGAACCCGCCGGGATATCTCAGCGGCGATAGCCGCTCTGCTCGACGTAGCGGTTGAGCCGCAGGAGCCATGCCCCCTCCCGCCAGGGCCCACCCCTCATCTGAGAGCGAGGCCAGTAGGCCATATGCCCCATCGCCGGGCTGTAGCTGAAATGGACGCGAAGCTCCGTCACTCGCTGGGCATAGACGCTCTGGGTGGAAACCTCTCCGATGACGAGGAACGTGGCGACGCCCGTCTGCCGCTCGTACTCTCGATAGCTGTCGAGGAGATGGCGCGAGGTGCCGTGCTCCCACTCCCCCACGACGCGGCCCCAGTCGGCGGCCTCCTTCCGCTTGCATTCGACGGCGACGTGCCTTCCGTGCTTCGTCGCCTGCAAGTCCGGGAGCGTGGGATCTCGCCCGCCGGCGCGGAGGCGCGGGCCACGCCCTCCGCGAGCGGGGAGGTCTGCGAGCGGGAGCACGCTCCAGCCGTCCTCGACGAGGCGCTCTGCCGCCCACTCCTCGAAGCCCCGGCCCTGCTTGAGATTCTCCGCAAAGGCCATCTCAGAGCTCGAGTGCGTTCTGGCCCTCCACGGCCCCCGCCGGCGGGTGGTTGTGCCGCCGCCCGAAGCGCTCGCGGAGCGCGCCGATCGAAGGCCAGCGCCCCCGATCCCGCCGGTAGCCCTCGATGTAGCGCCAGACCTCGACGTGCTCGACGTCGGCCCAGCGCGTCGGCTCGTAGAGCAGATGCCAGGGGATCTCGATCCTCGCCGCCTCGTAGAGGAGATGGGGAGGCCACCAGTCGATGACGCGATGGGCCTGCTCCAGTCGCTCCGCCGGCGAGACGCCGCTCTCCGTCGGGAGCGCGAAGAGATCCGCCTGGCCCTCGACGGGGATGCGCAGAAGCTCCTCCTGGTGCGTCTCAAGCGCGCGGCTCGCACGGGCAACGAGGATCCAGTGGCTCGTCGGGATCTGCCGGCCTCTCAGCGGCTCGACGCGGAATAGGCGCGATGGCATGGCTTCCTCCTGGTCGGGTACGGGCGGAAGCCTAGCGGTAGGGTCGGCGGGCCCGAAACCCAGCCCAGGAGGCGGATGATGGAGAGCATCGCGGAGCAAGCGGCGGCGGCCCTCAGCAACGGGCAGGCCGGCCAGATACCGGAGCCGCCCCCGATCCCCCCGCTGGAGGGCGACGCTCAGCTAACGCTCAATCTGGGGACGCTGGCGCGCGGGCCCATCGAGGCGGAGGTCTCGCTCATGAGCGCCAGCATCCCGCTTGAGGGGATGCTCTCCCCCAATGAGGAGGCGCTCCTCTCCGTCAGCGTCATCGCCCATAGCTACCGCTACGTCCCCGTCCGCGAGAACGGGCGCGTCGTACGCTGGAAGCTCCGCCTGCAAGTTCGGCCTACCGGGGCCTCGCGCCTGCGCCCCTGAAACGCGAAGAGCCCGCTCGCGCGGGCCCTCCGGTACTGCGCTGTACCCGCCCCCTAGGGGCGATATCCGTCGCGGCGCATCCGCCGCTCCCTCGCGAGCTTCCGCTCGATGAGGGTTTCTACGTTCGCCGCGCTGTAGCCAGCGGCGAGCATCTGCTCCGCCGCCTCCTCGTAGGAGGGCGGGAGGGGCTGTAGCTGAGAGAGGGTCATCCCCAGCGAGGCGCATCGCGCGCGGGCGATGGAGAAAGCGTCGGCCTCGCTCGATGCCTCGATGGGGCCCCAGGGGCCGCGCGAGCCGTCATGCCCGCGCTCCTTCGTGAAGAACTGCCAGCGCGAGCGGCGGGCGATGCGGGGGGCGCTCATCGCCCGCCCGCCTGCGCGAGGATCTGCTGGGCGCGCTGCTCGTACTCCGCAAAGGCCATCTCAAGCTCGCTTGAGCATCCCTCGTATTCGCCGCGCGCTACCTCCGCGTCGCAGAGGCTCTCCGCCACGGCCCATGCATCGCCCTCCGCCTCGATGAGGAGGGCGAGGATCTGCTCGTCGGAGGGCCTCATCGGCCCATCTCCGGGGCGCGCCAGCCAGCGGGGCTCTCCGCCTCGCTGTAGCCGGGGCCTTCGGCCTCCGCCTCGCGGAGGCTCTCTTCGAGGTAGGCCTCGTAGCGGGCCTCCTCCTGCGCCTGCTCCCGCGAGAGCGGGCCGATGGGCGGGAAGCCCATCGAGAGGCGGTCGATGGCGAAGTCCAGATCGGAGGGCTCGCGGGCGAGGTACGGATCGTTGAAGTCCTCGCCGTCGGGGCCCTCCGCGTACGTAGCGGGCCCGCCCTTCGAGAGGATCTCCGCCCCCTCAAGGACGAGGGCATGCAGGGCCTCAAGGGAGTCGGCGTAGCGCATCTCCCCGCCGTTGGGGAACTCGATCCATTCGCCCGCCTCGTTGGGCCAGCATCCGTCGTGCTCCCACGTCGGGTAGAGGCCTACGGCGTAGCCGGGCTCGCCGTCGAAGTCCTCGCGCGGCGTGATGTAGAGGTACGGGCCCTCATGCGGGCCGACGTCGGAGATGCGATCTACGTCGACGCGGACGCAGAAGATCCCGCCACCCGTATGGTCGATGGACGCGGGGATCGGCATCTGGGGGTGCTCGCTGAGATAGCGGGCAATCTCGATGTAGCGGGGCGGGGCGGACACGGCTGGAGCCTCCTGGGCTGGGATTCGGGTACGCGCCCACTATAGCAGGATGCTTCCTATTTGGTAGGAGGCTCGATCTCCGCGTAGCCAGGGAGCCGCTCGCTCTCTTCCTCCGCGCGCGCGAGACGCTCGTCGAGCCGGGGATCCTTCCCGTCGTAGCGCCGGCTGAGATACGAGAAGGCGTAGACGCCCAGGCGCTCGAAGGCGTAGTCGAGGGCGGCCTCCGGTAGCTGGTCTGCGCGGATGCGGATCGAGCGCGCGTGATACCCGGCATGGCAGTCGAGGCAGAGGGGGACGAGATTGCGGCGATCCCTCGTCCCCCCATGCTGCTCCCAGACGACGTGATGGCTCTGGCACCAGCGCCGCCGGGCGCAGGCGAGGCACTTCGTCTTCATCGCCATCTAGGCCGCGCCTGCCTCCTCGCCGGCGGGCTCCGCGCGATGGGCGGGCTCGAACTCATGGGAGCCCTCAAGCGCCCGGATCGTCGCCTCGTTCGCGACGACGTCGGCGACGAGATGGATGCGCTCGCTCTCCCCGCCGTTGAATGCCGTATGCGGCTTCCTGGTGTCGAGGTAGTAGATGCCGCCGCGCTTCATCGAGCCCAGGCGCGGCACGCCCTCCAGATCCCAGCCGGCGAAGCGGACGCGCTCGCTCGTCACGAGCGGGACGTGCAGGCGCACGACCTTCCCCGGCTCCGCGCCAGCGGCGGCGTCCGTGATGTCGGCGTGGCGCTCAAGCTCGCCGCCGCCTGGCGCGAGAGCCATGAGCCGGATCCGCTCGAAGGAGGCGCAGGGCATGAGCGCGAGGATCGGCTCGACGGCGCTCATGCGGGCGCGCAGGGGCGTGTCGCGGACCTCGCGCTCCAGATCCTCCTCATGCTCGCGCTTCCATTTACGCGCCATCTCCGCCGGCTTCTCGATGCGCTCCGCCTCGTCGTAGAAGCCGCGCAGGGCCAGCGCCGTCCAGGAGCCGCGGGCGTTGTAGGAGGAGTAGTGCTGCGCGAAGCCCTCCCCGGGAACCTGCTCGATGAGGGCGGCCAGCGCGGCGGAGGGAACGAGGATCGGGAGGCGCGCGAGGCCGATCGCCTGCGCCTTCTCGTACGGGCCCGGGGAGATCCCCGGCGACGCGTAGACGCCCCGCATCTCAGAGGAGGCGTGGATCTTGACTGCCGCGAGCTCCAGCCCCAGCGCCTCCGCGAGAAGCCGCTCCCCGGGGTGCTCCTGCCAGATCTCAAGCGCGAGGGGGCGCTGGGCCATCGCCTGCTTGAGCGTCGCGCCGGCGGCAAGCCAGCCCTCCTCCTTCGCGTGGCCCTGCCAGGCGACGCGGGAGACGAAACCGGTGCCGGGCTCGAGTCGTACGCGCGCGCGGCCCGTGAAGTCCTTGACGCCGGAGCGGCGGGAGAGGCTCCGCGCGACCATCGCCCAGAGCGGCCGCCCGTCCTCCGCCGGCGGGCCCCACGCGATCCGGCCGGCCTCAAGGTCGCCCGCCAGCGCCGTCTCGCTGTAGCGCCCGAAGCCGCCGTGGATCATCCCCTCGTCGTGCTCGCGGAAGATCGAGCAGAAGCTCTTGAGATCCTCGACGCTGTACCCCTTCGCCCAGGCCGGACCGTCATCCTGCTTGCGCGGCATTCGCTCCTCCTCCGTTGAGCCCCTCGATCTCCGTCTCCTCGTCGATGCGATGCAGGCCGAAGCGCCGGCCGGTCGCGTAGCCCTCCAGATTGCGCGAGACGCGCCAGCCCAGGACGGCCTCCCCCTTCTCCGCGCGCACGACGATCGGGCCGTTGTCGCCGACCCAGCCCTTGAGCGCCCTCGTCCGCCGCTCCTTGACGGCGTCGGCGACCACCCATTCGGCGGCCCAGCGATGCGCCTGCTCAAGATTCGCGACGCCGCCCGCGCCGCGCCCCTCCGCCTCGATGGGGCAATGGGCGGGCCTGGGGCAGTAACGGCAATGGGAGCCGGCCTGCGGATCCCAGCGCCCCGTCCGCTTCGCCTCCTCCAGCCCGACGACGCCGGCGAGAAGCTCCGCCTCGACCTCCTCAAGGTCGGAGCGGTAGAGCGTCGCCTCCCGGATCTCGTCCTGCAAGGGGTATTGCTCCCTCAGCGTGCAGCGGTTGAGCCCCGGGTAGTTGCTGAGGACGAGGAAGCCGTAGCAGCGCTGCTGGTAGTAGCCGCGCTCCGATATGGCGCTCTTCGGGGGGACCGCCCACGTCAGCTTGTAGTCGATGACGACAGCGCCGCCCGGGGGGTCGGCCAGGAGCGCGTCGGGCTGGCCCGTGACCTGGACGATCTCCGCGGTATGCGGGAGATAGAGCTTCGCGAAGAGGCGGCGCTCGACGTCGACGAGATGCTCCGCGCTCCATCGATTCGCATTCGCCCATTTGATACAGGCGATCCGGACGTTGCGCAGGAAGCGCGCTGGCACGTGCGGAGCGCCGGGGGCGGCTAGCTGCTCGTTGAGGATCGCGAGGCAGTCCTCCGGCGCGATGCGGTCCTCCTCCTGGGCGCGCATGGCGCGCAGGGCCTCCCCGAAGACGAGATGCATGAGCGTCCCTGCCGCCGCCTCCGGGCCCGATACGTCGGGGGTCTCGATGCGCCACTTCGTCGCGAGCGGGCAGGCGTCCCAGGAGGCGAGGACGCTCTGGCGGAAGATCCCGCCCGTCCCGTCGCCGGGGAGCGCCTGCTGGCTCTCCGGGCGCGCGCTCATCCCTGGGGCTCCTGGGCGTCAATGGCGGCCCGGAGCTCAGAGATGTTCGCCTCGACCTCGTCCTCGCTCATGCCCTGCTGGTCGCGGTACTCCGGATCCGCCTTGACATCGAGCCAGTAGGCGAGATCCGCGCGAAGATCCTCAACGCTCGCGGCCGGCACCGAAGGCGTCGGCTCCAGCGGCGGAAGCTCCGTCGGCGCGTCGGGATCCTCCTCCTCCGGCTCCGCCGGCGGGGCCTCCTCCGGCTCCGGCTCCGGATCGACTCCGGGGGCCGTCGGATCGATCTCCGGCTCCGGCTCGCGGGGAAGCTCCGTCTGCGGCTCGCCGGGGGCCGGGCCCGCCTGCGCCTCCTGGCCGGCGAAGAGCGCGGAGAGCGCACTCGAGCCCCGCTCTGCCGGTTCCGGCGAATCCTCCGGGACCGGGGCCGGGGGCTCCGGGGGCGCTTCGGGGGCTTCGGGCTCTACCACCTCAGCGTCTTGTGGGGCGTCGTCCTGCGGCTCCTCCGGGGCGTCCGGCACTTCCGCGGCTCCTTCTACGACCTCGCCATTCTGTGCGGCAGAGGCGACGAGAGCGCCGCGCTCCTCCTCCAGCCGCGAGGCGAGCGCCGCGAGCGCCTCCTCCGCCTGGCCGCGCACGAGCAGGTCGATAGCACCGGGCCCGTAGGAGTGCGGGGCCAGGGCGTTGATCGCCGCGAACAGCGGCTCGAGTCGCGCCCGCGCATCGGCGCTGGGCCATGCGATGTCGACGGCGAGAGCGACCTCCCCGGCGGCGCGCTCCTCGTTGAGATCCATCTCGCCCTCCACGACGACGCCGGAGAGATTCGAGGCCATCGCCAGCGCCGTCCGCTCAGCGGCGGCCAGGATCATGACGGAGCGCTGGGAGCCCCAGGGCGAATACTTGAGCTTGGCTTCACTCGTCGGCAGATACTCCTCAAGCGGCGCGTAGAAGAAGCCGTAGGCCTCCGGCCCCGCGTCGACCTCGCACCACGCCCCGACGATGGCCCCGCGCTTCCCCTGCGAGCCCTTGTAGCGATGCGTGATCGCCCGCCGGCCGTCCGGGAGGCGCTCGACCTCGAACTCGTCCTGCTCGCGGACGACGTCGCGATCCACCTTCGCCTTGAGCCGGCGGGCAACCTTCCGCAGGCCGTCGCGCCCAACCATGATGAGCATCCGCCCGCGGCTCCCGTCCTTCCGCGGCTGGGGCGCGCACCAGATCTCATGGGCGAAGGGATCGAGCCCGTAGCGCGCCGCGAGCTCAAGGAACATCGCAAGCTCCGCGTCGGTAGCCCCCTCCGCAACCGTTGCCTTTATGAGGCGGACCTGCTCTGGGTCGTAGTCGCCTCGCCGGCGGCGCAGAGCGGCCTCGTCCTGGGCAAGCTCGATGTCAGTCATGCGGCCCTCCTGGGGCGTCGGGTACGACGACGGAGCCTATAGAGCCTCGCGGCAGAACGGCCAGCGGGCCGCCCTCCCGGAAGGCGGCTTCGCCGGCGGCGCGCCGACGACGGGCTCGCGACGCGGTCTTGGCGCGCGCTCCGGGGCGCGCTTGTACCCGAAACAGCCCGCAGAGGAGGAGTTTCGCCGGGGCGATATGTGGCCCCGGGCCGCATCGAGCGAGGCGTAGCCGGCTGGGGGCAGTGTACCCAGGAAGAGGCCGGGGGCACTCAGGGCACGCTCGCGACGAGGCAGACGATGATCGTCGCCGTCGCCTCCGGATTGCGCTGGTGCACATCGATGGTCGTCCGCGTCGAGCCCGGGGGGCAGTTGAAGCCCTGCCCCTGGTCGCCGGGCGGCCCCTGCGGCCCCTGCGGCCCGATCGGTCCCGGGGGGCCTGCCGCTCCAGCCGGGCCGATCTCGCCCACCGGCCCCTGCGCCCCCGCGGGCCCGCGCTCGCCTGCGGGGCCTCGCGCGCCCGTAGCGCCGTCCTGGCCCGCCTCGCCGGTAGCCCCGGCCTCGCCGGCCGAACCTCGAGCTCCGCGCGCACCGCGCGCCCCGCGCCTGCCTGCCGCGCCCTGGCTTCCCTGGGCTCCGGCGGGGCCTGGGCCGCCCTCCGCGCCCGGGGCCCCTGCCGCGCCCTGGGAGCCCTTCGAGCCCTTCGAGCCCTTCGCCCCCGGCGTACCCTGCTCGCCGGCGGGGCCCGCGGGACCGGCGGGCCCCGCTGCTCCTCGCGGCCCCGTCTGCTGCGAGGAGGGCTCCGGGGAGTTCATCGCATTGACGCCGACGGCGACGGCGGAGGCCCCGCAGAGCGCCGTCATGACGCCCACGAGCAGAAGCGTCGGGATCCTACGTAGCAGGCTCACTGGGCATCGGGCCGCGCTCGTGGGAGACGTCGCGGCGCAGGAGGGCAAGCTCTACGCGCGCGGCGACGAGCTCATCGAGGAGATGGTCGTCGATATCTCCGGGATTGAGGATCGTCGGCCCCGGCTTCGAGCGGAAGGAACGAATGATCTGGAGCAAGCCGGCCACCGCCCCCAGGAGGCCGACGAGAGCGGTAACGCCCCCGATGGCTGTCTCTGGCGACACGGCTCATGGGGCGGGCTCGTTGAACTTCGTGGGGTCGCGCACGTCCTTCTCGTAGCTCTGCCATCCCGACAGCCACTTCGAGGCGATGGCGGCGATGGCGAGCATGCCGCCCACGAGCCCGCCCGTCGAGGCGAAGTCGAGGTTGGCGAGCGCCGGGGCCAGGGCCGTCGCCAGGCCCGCAATCGCGCCCAGGACGGCGACGATCCGGCCCTTGTTGAGGCCCGCCGGGACGGGCGTCTGCTTGACGATGGTCTCGATCTGCGTCGCCACGGAGGCGACGGTCTCCGCGCCCTTCTCTAGCTGCCCCCCGCTGGGGGGCCTGCGCTGTGCTGGACTCATGATGTCCTCGCCAGGAGAGACTTGTACCGGGCCCGGCGCTCCGCCTTGTCCCACCCGCTCTTCTGGGCGGCCTGCCAGATCCGCTTACGCTGCTCCGTCATGACGCGCCGCAGAACGCGCCGGCGCGCCGGATCTTTCTTCTTCCGCAGGAGCGAGTCGTACTCTCGCATCCAGCGCCGCTCGCTGTCCGTGTAGCCCGTCCGCTCCGGCTGGGAGAGGAAGAGCGCCCTCTCCGCCTTCCGCCGGCGCGTCAGGCCGGGGAGCGCCCGCCCCCCAGCCTTGTCCCACTTGAGAAGCTCGTCCGCCGCCCGCTTGTAGTCGCGGGCCCGGAGGGCTCTCCCAACCCCGGTATTCGAGGCGATCCCCCCGGGCCCGACGTTGTAGACGAAGGAGCAGAGCGCGTCGTACTGGCTCTGGTTGAGGGGGACGCCCAGGCGATCCACGGCCGCCCCGTACGTCGCCGTGACCTCCCGGATGAGGCGCTCCTCCGCCTGCTTCTGGCTGACGCATTTGGTATGCGGCCCCACGCCCTTCGTCGAGCCGTACCCGATCGTCCAGACGCCGACGGCGTCCCGGTACGGGCAGGACCGGAAGCCCTCGAAGCCCTCGATGAGCTTCGCGCCCTTGCTACTCAGGCGCATCCGGCTTCTCCGATCCCTCCTCCGCGTCCGGGGGAGCCGCGAGCTCCTGCTCGTCGCTGACGTCGGGCTCCTCCCCGCCGGCCTCCTCGTCCTCCAGCGGGCCCTCGCCCTCGTCCTCGACGTCGTCGAAGGCGGCGTCCGGCTCGTCGGCCTGCTCCTCCGCCGGCGCGTCGGCGTCCGGGGGCGCGCCCTGCTCCTCCGGAGGCTCCGCGCCCTGGCCCTGCTCCTGCTCGCTCATCCCACCAGCCCCTTCATGTAGTCGTACCGCCGGCGGCGGTTGTTCTTGTTCCAGCCGTCGCGCTTCGCCGCGTTGGCGATATCGCGCATATAGGCGCGCAGGCGGCCCTTCGCCTTCGTTGCCCGCGCGAGATGGCTCTTGTCGACCTTCCCCCATCCGCCGTTGCGCTTCGCGATCCTCCGCTCCTTCACGAGCGTGTCGCGCGCCGCCGCCTCGCCAGGCGTCAGATACGCGCGCGGATGCTTCTTCGGCTTCGCGCTCTCCCCTCGATGGCGGTCCTTGTCCGGGTGGTAGAGGGCATGCCACGCCTCGCTGGGGGCGTCAGAGCCCAGAGAGGCCCCGCGGATCCCCCAGCCGTACTCCGGCCCGTACTTCCGCATGGCGGCCTGCATCGCCGCCGTCGGCAGGTCGACAGCCACGCCCCATCCGTGGTTGCTCGTCCCGGGGCGAGCGGCGAGCGCCCCCTTGCCGCTCTGGTAGAGCCGCCAGAAATACTCCTGGTCGGCGTACGGGCGATAGGCCGTCCGCGCAGAGGTCGGGCAGATCCAGACGCCCCGCTCCTTCCCGATGCGCTGGCGCAGGCGAAGCCAGGAGGCGGCGGCGTCCCTCCTCAGCCAGCCCCCGGGAATCTCCGCGAGCTCGCTCGCCGGGATGCGCCCATTCGCGTAGGCCATCACGCAGGCGGCGTCTCAGCCGGCGCGGGCGGGGCGGCGACCATCTCCGCCGGCGTCTTGATCTCCCCTCCCTGCACGACCCCTCCGGCGACCTGCTCCGTGACGTTGGCGCTGACGGTAGCCCCCTCCGGCAGGGCGAGGCTCGCGACGAAGCTCTGGACTGCCTCCGCCGACTCCGCTTGATAGCTGATATTGACGAACGCCTGGACGGGCATGGCTCACGCTCCTGCGTAGATGTAGGCGGGGATGGCGATAGAGGGCTGGGTGTTGTCATGCGCGGCGTTGCCGCCGTCGGCCAGGAGGGCGTGGCCGTGATTGAGGTCGTCGTTGTAGAGCACGCCGTCGGTGACGAAGGCCCCGACGACGCCGCCCGTAGCGAGATTCGTCGGCGCGTAGCCGCCGGCCGTATTGCGGTCCCCGGTAACGCCGTGGCTGTGGTTGAGCGAGCGGCTCGCCCCGCCGGTAGCACCCCCGTGGCTATGGGAGGGCATCTGGGCGGTGCTCAAGGCGACCGCCTCGACGCCCCATTTGGTGCCGATGGCTCGCGCCGTCAGGCCCGCGCCCTGGCCCGCGCCCACGGACGCCCGGCCCCGCAGATCCGGGACGTTGAAAGTAGTCGAGCCATCCCCGGCCCCGAAGACCGCGCCGATAGCAGCGAAGAGCCGGGAGTACGTACTCCTGGAGCGCGCGGCCCCGTCGCAGGCCAGCCAGCCGGCCGGCGCGGTATTGACGGCGATCCAGCGAACCTCGCCGACGAATATGAGGCCCGGAGATCCGGCCCCGCCGCCGCCCTCGATGGCATCGGCCAGTGCCTTGATATCGCGCGGCACGTCGACGTTGTCGTCGGGCGTCGGATAGGGCAGACCAAGGATCGGGGTGCTTCCAGAGGGGCCGGCCATCATGGGCCTCCGGGCTGGTTGTTGGTCAGATCGCGGTACGTCGGGAAGAGCGGGCCCAGCGAGGCGTACGTCCAGCCTTCGGCCGCCCCCTGCTCCGTCATCGCCTCGTAATCCCAGCCCAGGACGTTCCGGTAGTAGAGAACGATCCCGGCGGGCTTCGCCGCCATGAGCGCCGCGAGCACCTTCGCCGGGTCGGGCGTCTCATTCTCCAGCGTGACGACCTCCAGCGTGTAAGGAGGATCGCTTCCCGTCGGATCGCGCTCCCGGAAGAACACGGTCTGCGAGCCCGTCAGATAGAGGCTCGCCGCCGCCCTCATCGCCGCCACCGTCCCGCGGGCCTGGGGGGCGAGCGCGGAGATGATCTCCCGCCGGCGCGCATCGTCCGCCGTCGCCGGGAGCGCGAGGCCGACTAGCTGCGCGAGCCAGGGGAGCGCCCAGGAGGGGCATCGAGCGGGATCGAGGATCGTCTCGAAGGAGGCGGCGTCCTCCGGGTCGAAGGCCTCTTGTAGCTGGATCGCCTTCGAGGCGAGGGCTTCGGAGAGATGGGCGTGCGCCCAGCCATGCTCCGCGTCGTCGGGAGCGAGAGGGGAGGTCCGCTCCGCCAGGCGGGCCCCCAGCGGCGTGAAGTCCGGGATCTCCCCCAGCTTGCTCATGGCGCGAGATTCGCCGTGATCTGCAAGCCGTCGGGGGCGGTGTCGAGCGTCGGGAGCGGGGCGGCCCCGGAGAGCGGGATATCCGCCGCCTGCCATGCCCCGCCGTCGATCCGAAGCTCTACCGAATCGACCCAATGCACGCCGTTGGCGCGGTTGAGGTAGTCGACGGCCTCGTAGAGCCGGACGCGATCATCGCGCGCCCAGGAGGAGGTGCCGCCGGCCGCGCCCGGAGGGAGCCCGAACTGGCCGGGGTCGAGCCACGTGCGCATCATCGCCTCCGCCGCCGCCTGAACATCGGCGGGCAGGAAGCCGGGGAAGGCCGTCACCGTCGCGCGGACGCCGATCGAGTGGTACGTACCGGCGATCACGTACGTCAGGAAATTGACCTCCCGCTGGGCGTCGATCTGCTCGTAGACGCGCTGCATGAGCGAGGGATCCGCCGGCGCGCCATCCGGGCCCGTGATCGCGATAGTCGTACAGCGCGGGACGCCCGTAGCGCCGGCGGGGTTGTACTCCGGCGCTGAGGTATCCCCGACGGGGCTCTCCGCGCTGGAGGGCATATAGAGGTCGATGGCGAGCGCGCGGCCCACGCCCGGAACCTGGGAGGCCAGCGTCGAGAAGTCTCCGGGGAGGATGGGCCTGGGCGCGAGCAGCGTAAGCAGGGTCGTCAGCCTGTCGAGGTAGGCGTCGATGTCCTCCTCGTCCTGGCCTCCCTGCGCCTCGCTGACGCTGACGCTCGAGACGCCGTCGAGGGCCGTGGCGAGCTCGCTCGCGCCGAAGCTCCCGTTGGCCACCGCCCCCGGCTCCTCCGCCGTGACGCCGACCTGCATCGTGCCGCCGCCCTCCGGGGCAACGAGATCATCGTCCGTGAGGAAGACCTGGCCCTCCCCGGAGGGATTCGGGACGATGATCTGGGAGAGGGCGTCGAGCATGACGGCCGGCGTATCCGCCGCCCAGACGACCGTGGCCGTCGCGACGGCGGAGGTAGCGGCCCTCCGGGGAATCCCGTAGATCGTCTCCCCGATGGTCGCGTAGACGGCCGGCGCTACTTGCGAGGCCTGGTCGAGCACCTCGCTGAGCATCTGGGCGTCGGCCTCCAGCATGACCGTCTCGATATTCGCCGGCCGCGCGACCCAGCCGTCTATCGCCCCTTCGAGGTAGGAGAAGGCGACGTTGGCGAGCGCGTCGGTATCGCTGACGAGATCCAGATCGATGTACTCCGCCATCCCTACACCTCCGTCTCTTCCGCGATCCTGGCGCTTACGCGGATGCGCTGGGAGCCGCGCCCATCATCCCGGAGCTCGATCTCAAGGACGGCGCGGCTCTCATAGACCCCGACCTGCCGCTCGATCTCCGCGACGGCGCGGTCCGTCGGGATCTGGTCGAAGGCGGGGTCCGTGATCCCGAAGTCGGGGGCCTCCGCCCTCCAGCCGCGCCGGAAGCAGAGAAGCGCGGCGACGGCGGCCGCCACCTCGCTGTCGGTGTCCTGCTGGATCGAGGAGAAGCGCGAGCCCTCTACGCGGATCGGCCAGTCGAGATGCGGGAGGTCATCCATTAGCGCGCTACCACCTCGATGGTAAGGACGTTGAGGGTCATCGAGTTGTCCCAGCGCCAAGTCCCGCCGCCGCTCTGGAAGTAGTGCGAGAACGTATATGTCGTCGAGGCGGCGAGATCTACGTAGAAGGCTCCTCCGAAGGCGACGTAGGCCGTGCCGCCGGAGTGCCCGACGGCGATCTGGCGCATGTTGCGATTGCTCGCTGAGCTTGCCCAGCCGTCATAGTCGGCGACAGGCGCGGGGGAGATGGCGACGCCAGCCCCGGCCCAGTTCCACGCCGCATCGAGCGGATCCCACCTCTGCTTCCAGAGGACGCGCGCTCGAGTCGGGTAGGCGGGAGCGGCGTAGACGATCTGCCGCGCCGCCACGGCGTCGGTGTACTGCCCGCCGCTGGCGATGGTGCCGAAGCTCCCCGCCTGGCCTCCGGTCGAGCGGAAGTCGACGAAGGGCGTGCCGGGACTGCCCTGCGGGCCCTGGGAGCCCTGCGTGATGCGCGTGATCTCAAGCGCCCCGGACATCGCGCCGCTGGTGTTGGAGAAGATCTGGAGGGACATCCCCTCCCCGGCGTTGAGCCGCACGACCGCGGGATAGCCGCTGGCGATGCCGATCCCGGAGCCGCCCGTGATGACGCTGGTATCGAGCGCCTGGGCCGACTGGGCGTTCCCTCCGGCCCCGTAGTCGAGGCGCATCCAGAACCGCGTGTTGCTTCCCGGCGAGACGATCCGGGCTGAGACGAGATACGTGCCGGCGTCGCGGCATATGACGGTCTGCCCGTCGGCGGCGACGGAGTAGGCGGCCGCATCGCCGCCCTTCTCCCCCAGCGCCATCGAGCACTTGAGGAAAGCGCCGGCCGTGGCGGTGCCGGAGACGGCCACCCGGACGAAGTTCGGGGGCGAGGTATTGACGGGCCCCGTAGGCCCCGTGGGCCCCGTAGGCCCGGCGGGCCCATCCGCGCCGGCGGGCCCCGGAGGGCCCTGGGGCCCCTGCGCCCCGACAAGCGCGCCGGCGGAGTCGATCTGCGCGCCCGTGACCTTGACGATCTGGGCGATGAGGACGTAGGGCGGCAGGTTGTTGTGGGCCGCCCCGGCGCTCAGCGCGGCGGCGTTCTGGATCGAGATCCCCGTCCCCGCCCATTCAGTAGCGCGCCCCGTGATGTTGGCCGGGAGCGTATCCGTGCGATTGAGGTACGTAAGCTGCGTGCTCGCCGCGCCGTTGAACTCGACCCGCTCGTACGTGGCGTGCTGGTGGGAGGGATCATTTACGCCGTGGGCATGGGCAGGCATCCCGGACTCGCTGGCCGTCAGGAGATGCGTCGCCTCGCCGCCCGCGCCGCCCTGCGTGGCGGCGTCCTGCGCCCCGTAGATGAAGCGCCCCCGGAGATCCGGGATGTTGAAGTGCGAGGCGTCGGCGGAGCCGTACTTCGTGCCGATGGCGGCGAAGAGATCCGGGTAGGCGGCTCGATCAAGCGAGCGCCCGTCGGCCAGCATCCAGTTGGCCGGGATCGTGCTCCCGGAGTACGCTTTGACCGTCCCGATCTGGTCGGAGTCGTAGACGGTCCCCATCGGGCCCGTCGCGCCGGTGTCGCCCTTCGGGCCCTGCGCCCCGGTAGCGCCCGTTGGGCCAGGCGGGCCGGTAGCGCCCGTAGCGCCGGCGGGCCCGGTAGCGCCGGGATCGCCCTTGAGGCCCTGCGCGCCCGTATCCCCCTTCGGGCCCTGCGGGCCGGTAGCGCCCGTCGCTCCCGGATTGCCCTGCGCGCCCTGCGGGCCCTGCGCTCCGGGCGGCCCCTGGATCGAGCCGCCGCTGACCCATTGCGAGCCGTCCCAGATCCAGAGGGAGTCGTCGGCCTGGACGATGAAGGCGTCGCCCTGCTCATTGCCGGAGGGCGGGAGGTCGCCGGCGGTCGGCACGGAGCCCCGCATCGTGATTCCGGAGCCCGCCTCGCCCTGCGGCCCCTGGATGCCCTGCGGGCCCTGTCCCCCGGTAGCGCCAGGGGGGCCCGTAGCGCCGGGAGGGCCCGTAGCGCCCGTCGAGCCAGTAGCGCCGGTAGCGCCCGTAGGGCCAGGCGGGCCGGCAGGCCCGGTAGGCCCCGGAGGGCCCTGCGGGCCGGGCTGGCCGGGGACGACGAGAGAGACGCCCATCGGGCGGTTGTTGGCGGGCATCCCTCCTGGGCCCGACTGGCGATAGGCGACGGGGATGCTGACGTACGTGCCGTGGTCGGTAGCCGGGGCCAGCACGTCGAAGCTCCCCCAGATGTCCGGATCGTCGCTCTGCTTGAGCGCGAGGATCTGGCCGGGCTGGAGGCCGGCGAGATTGCTCTCGCCGCCCGCGGCGTTCTCCTTCGCGAGATTGACAATCGTGGCGGAAACCCAGCCGCTCGAATTGACCCCGACGCGCCCCTTCGCCGCGTCCGTCGTGGAGGTCGTCCAATTCCAGTCGCCGGAGACGATCGCTCCTCCCCCGCCGCCCGCGCCGGCGACGGGATGGACGACGAAGGGTGTGCCGACCTGGGAGCGGACGACGCAGACGCGGTCCCCGACGGCGGCGGCCTCTGAGCCTACGAGCGGCCCTAGTAGCTGCTGGGCTCCGTCGATGATCGCCCAGCGCTCGTCGCGCCGGAGCGTGAGCTCGCCCTCCAGCACATTGACCTCGCCGGGGCCCGTGGGCGGCGGGGCCGTGACCTGGTCGAGCGAGGGCGTCAAGTCCCCCTCCAGTGCCTCGCCACGAAGCCGGCCGTCGAGCGCGTGCCCATTCGCAGGCGCGGGCCTCGATCCGCCGGCGGCGCGGCGTTGCGCCCCGTATCCGCGAACTTGCCGTTGCCCATGCCCTGAAACTCGATGAACGTATGCCCCGAATTGGCCCAGACCGTCATGCGCTCGCCGGGACCCGGCTCCCCCCAGGACATAAGCCCGCCGGAGGTGGTGGCCGGCGAGCCGGGCTGAAAGCCCAGGCCGGCAGCGGCGAGGATCGCGCAGACGTAGCCGGAGCAGTCGAAGCCGGGAGGCGGCCCGGAGTTCTTCGACGGCGTATTCGTCCCGGCGTCCGCCGTCCCGCATCGAGCATGCCCGCCGCCCCAGATGTAGGGCAGGGAGCGATCTGAGATCGCCTTCGCCTCCGCGTACGCCCTTCCCGTGGCGCTCGAGTCGGCGCGCTCGCCTCCGGAGCCGCCGCCCTCGATGGCGCTCTGGGCGCGCGAGGAGCGCTCCGCCGCGGGCTCCAGCTTCTCTTTCCCTGGCTGTTTGATCGTGACCTCCGCCGTCGGCTGGAACCAGTCGCGGCGCACGCTGGTGATGAGCCAGCGTCCGTCGGGCGGGCCGAAGCCGGAGAGCAGGACCACCGCGCCAGGCGGAGCGCCCCAGCGATCCAGCGCGACCGTGATCGTCGCCTCGCTGACCGGCTTCCCCCAGTCGACGTCGTAGGCGAGATCGAGGAGAAGCTCGCTCTCCTGCGTGATCTCATAGCGCGGCCGGCGGCGGAAGAGATCCTCCTCGCTCATGTAGTAGACGGCCTCGCCGACGACGAAGCATCGCCAGCCGACCTCCTCCGCGAGGCGCTGGATCGCCGCCCAGGAGTCCTCGTTGGCTTCGCGCGCGAACTGGTAGCTCTTGACGTAGGAGCCCCCGCCGGCGGCGGCGTCGCTCTCCGCGCTCGATGCGCCGCCCCAGGCGCGGACGGCGCGCTTGCTCTCCGCCTCCCATGCCCCGTAGCCGCCGACGCTGACCTGGACGGCCGTGATTGCGGCGGTGAAGCCGCCGGGAAGGCTCTTGAGGGAGCCGTGCTTCTTGAGCCAGCCGGGGGCCGTCCCCTTCCCCTTCGCCTGCGGCGTCCCGGAGAGCAGGAAGGCGTTCGTGACGAGGACGGGGTCCATGACGTCGGAGGCCGGGATCCAGTTCCGCCCCTGCTGCATGATCCCTACGTCGTCGTTGCCCGTCATCGAGACCTGCTCGCCCATGACGCTCTCCTGCGTCGCGCAGGCGAGGCAGGCGGCCATCACGTCGGCGGAGCATCCCAGCCGCCCCGCCTCCGCCAGGATCCCCTCCATCCGCCCGCGCTGGGCGGCGCTCGCGGGCTTCCCCTTCACCGTGAGCTTCGCGCCGGCGGCGAACCCTCCCTGGCCGGGCTCGCTCGCGGCGGAGGAGGAGCCGTTGGAGGCGGCGCGGAGCGCCTGCGTCGTCGAGCGGCCCGCCTGCTGCTCTGAGGAGGCGGAGGCCGAATCGATGCGCTGGCGCACGTCGAGCTCAGGGCAGACGAAGGGCGGGCGGACGAGCTTGATCTCGCGGATGAGCGAGAGGATGAACTGCGCCCGCGTCACGCTCGCTCTGGAGGCCCGCCGCTGGCCCTTCTTCCGGCGCAGGAGGTAGACGATGCGATCCTCGAAGGTCAGCGTGAGCTCCTGGCCGGCGTGGCTGTAGCTGACGGCGACGAGGCGGAAGACGGCCCCATCGAGCGTGACCTGCATCGCGCGGCCTACCACGTCCGGGCCCAGCATCGGCTCCCAGCCCTCGTCTACGTCGACGGGCTGGCGGCGGCTCTTGAGCGGCACGACCTTCGGGCGCATGCGGCGCGCCCATTGCGAGAAGAGGCGGCCCCCGGGATCGCGAAGCACCATCGTCAGCGTCGAGGCCCCCTCGACGGAGCGCTCGAGTTCGAGGCTCGTGATCGCCCCGCGCGCCTCCAGATCCGTGACGCGCCGATCGGTCCAATTCAGCACGAGGTCGGTCAGGTCGAGGGTAGGCGCGAGCCCTACGTTCTCCCAGCGCGCCCATTGCGCGTCGCTCTTCCACGTCGAGGCCCGGTAGCGAGTGCGCGGCATGGGCCTACTTCTTCGCCGGCTTCCGCTTGACCGTCTTGCGCGCCGGCTTGACCAGCACGGGGACGCGGATCCGCGTGCCGGGCTTGAGCGCCTGCTTCGCCCCCTTCGTGATCAGCGCCTTGTTGAGGTCGCGGATCTCCGTCCATTTGCAACGGCGCTTGCGCGCGATGCTGGCCGGCGTATCGCCCTTCCGGACCGTGTAGATCGTCGTCTTGCCCTTCGCCCCCTGCCGCGCCTTCGCGCGGATCTGGACGTACTCCGGGGGGACGTATTCGACGAAGGAGAGCGTGAGATCCTGCCGCGTCCGGGAGAAGTCGCTCGTCCGGCGGATCACGGCATCCCCGGGCTCGATGCCGTTCAGCACCCACTCGTCGGCGGGGAGCCAAGGGATCCCGTCGATATCCCACGTCGAGGGCTCGCTCTCCTCGTCGCCGCGGGCCGCCGCGAGCAGCGCCCGGAGATCCGGCTCCTGCGAGTAGCCGCCGCCCTGCGTGCCGGGATCCCAGCCGTCGAGCATGACGGAGATCTCCAGCGCGAAGGGGTCCGTCCCCTGCCAGATCGTCATCGCGCTCTGCCGGGGCCGCGCGACCGTCTCCCAACCGCCGACGCCGCCCGTGATCTTCGGGGGGCTCTCCCCCAGGAGGTACGTGCGGTCGAAGACGGGGTCGGAGCAGCGGAGGCGAACGGAGCCGGGGGCTATGGGCATCTCAGCGCCTCGCCGCCTGGTCGGAGGTTGCCTGCGCAACGGCCGTCATGATGAGCCGGCGGTCGAGGAAGAACTGGGCCGTGGTATGCGGCGAGCTCGAGCCCGGCTCGACGGGCGAGAGCGCGGAGGGGCGCAGGGGCGTGATCCTCGTGCCGGGCCGGAAGGTGGCAAGCTCCGGGCCGCGCTCGCCAACGATTGTGGCGCGCTCGCGGGGCTGGACGATACCGCCGTGCTGGCGGAGCCCCAGGAAGCCCGTGACGGCCTTCCCGATCTTCCCCCCGGGGACAAGGCCCTTGACGGCGTCGACGATGGCTCCCGGCGCGCTCTTGATCCCGTCGACGATGGCGCGCACGATGTTCTTCCCCAGATCGAGGAAGCCGCGCACGAGCGCGCGGGCCCGCCCGACGGCTGAGGAGAAGGCGCGGGAGAGCGCCCCGGAGATCGCGCCGGCGAGGCGCTGGATCGCCCGCCAGGCGCTCGATGCCGCGCTCTGCAACGTATGGAAGGCTCCGACGACGGCCCCCTTGATTGCGGCGTCGACCTTGAGGAGCCAGCGATTGAGCGCGATGACGCCGTTGACGAGCGAGCGGATCGCCCCGACGATGATCCGGATGACGCGGATGAGGATCCGGATCACCGTGCCGATGATGCGTAGCTCGATGGCGAGATATCGGAAGGTGATGACCAGCGTCGCCCCGACGACCACGGCCAGGATCTTGAGGACGGGGATGAGGTACTTCGCGTTCTGGAAGATCGGGCGGAGCGCCCAGACGAAGTTCTTTGCGGCCGCCGCAATGGCGTCGAATACGGGCTGTAGCGCCTTGAGGGCCTGGCCGATGGCGCGCGCCCCCGCCCCGCCCTTCGAGAAGAACGGCCCCAGCTTGAGGAGCCAGCCGCTCACCTTCTCCAGCGCCGGCGCGAGCAGGCCCCCGACGTTCTCCTGCAAATTGCCGAAGGCGACCTTGAGGCGATCGGCGTTCGTGGCCTGCGCCTTCGCGCTCCCCCCGAACTCCTTGTTGAGCTCGCGGAGGATGAGCCGCTGGGCCTGGACCGTCTTGCCCTCGTCGACGAAGCGCTTGATCCGCTTCTGCTGGCCCTCGTCGAAGGAGACGCCGACGCGCCGCAGGGCCGTGATCCCCTTGACGGGGTCGTTGAGCGCCTTCCCTAGCTGGATGGCCGCCTGCTGAGGCTCCGTCCCCAGCGCCGTGCTCATATCGAGGAGCGTCTTCGTCGACTGGTTGAAGATGTCGTTGCCCTTCCCCGCCTGGTTCTGGATCTTCGTGAAGGTCAGGAGGAGGTTCTGCCCGCTCTGGATCGCTTCGTCGTCGATCCCGGTCTGCTGCGAGAGCGAGCCGGCGAGATTGCTGACCTGCTGGGCCGTGACGCCTGCGGCCCCGCCCGTGCTCTTGATCGCCGCCGCCGTCTGCTGGCCGATCTTCCACGACTCCCGGAAGGCCTTGACGGCGTCGACGCCGAACTTCGCCGCCATGATCCCGCCGCCCACGGCCGCGCCGGCGGCGAGGGGGCCGACCTTGCCGATGGCCTTCCCCAGCCGCCCCGTCGGCTTCTCCGCCCGCCCGCCGGCAACGCCGATGTCCTTGACGCTCGCCGCCGCGCCGCGCGCCTGCGCCTGGAAGGCGGCGGCCCCCGCGAGGCGAAGCTCGATGATGATCGCCTCGTTGGCGGGCATCTACCGGCCTCGCTTGATCGCTTCCGCGTAGGCGTTGACGGCCTCTACCGCCATTGCGCGCATCCAGCGCCGCTGGTGCTCGATGGCCTCCGGGACGGCGGCGAGAAGGATCTCGCGCTCAATCGGGCCGGCGCGGAGGATCGCGCTGGGGGAGATCCCGCAGGAGGCGGCGATGCCCAGATCCGTCATCCACCCGGCGCTTCCCCCAGGCCCGGCACCTCCACGGGCTGGCGCATCCAGTCGAGGAGGCGCGAGGCGTGGGCGTCGATGGCGAGCGCGTTCCCTCCGAAGAGGCGCAGGATGACGTCGCGGGCCGTCGGCTCGAAGCCCTCCGGGAAGGAGAGGTCGAGGAGGCGCGCCAGGCGGGCGTCGAGGCGGCAGGGCGGCTCGCCCTCCGCGGCAAGCTCCCCGCCGGCGCGATCAATGAGGCAGACGCAGGCCTGCGCCATGAGATCCATCGAGGAGTCCGTGCTGGAGATGTCCGCGAGCTCGCCGCCCTTGTCGATGATCCGGGCGCGCTTGGCGACGTAGCGGTCCATCTGGTCGGGATTCAGCGGGCGATACCGGATCGAGAGCAGGCCGGCGAAGGCCCCGCCGACGGGGATCTCGATCCGCTGCTCCTCCTGCTGGGCCGCCGCCGCGCGCTGTAGCTGCGCGAGGATCGAGCCCGGGGCCCCCTCGACCTCGATCTCCTCAAGCTCCCCGCTCATGCCGCCACGATGTTGGCGATGGTGCATTCGATCTCGACCAGCGCCGGATCGTTGCCGCTCGAGTCGTGGTCGGGCATCTGGACGCTCTTGAGCGTGCCTGTCGCCGTCACGGGATTGCCGCGGGCGTTGCCGTCGATATCGAGCGCCTGCTGGCCGATGGCGATCACGGCGCGCCCCCTCCTCGTCAGGAGGTAGCTCATCGAGGGCAGATCCCGGCCCCAGTCGAACTCCCGGGAGAGCGTGATGTTCTCATGCGTCTGGCGGCCGCCCAGGCTCACCTCCTGGGCCATCCCACCGGGTGGGTACTTCGCCTCCTCTGAGTCGGCGTTCCCGCCCGTCTTCCGATCCCAGACCCCGAAGTCGATGTCCTCGACGCGGAGCGTAATGAGCCACGTATCCTCGCGCGTCGGGCGCGAGAGCGGCTGGTTGAACGGCCCGGCCATCTCCTACTCCTCTCTCAGACCGCCCGATCGAGCGGCACCTTCGTGATCGGGATATCCACCCATTCCGCGACCTTCGACGTCTTGACGCGGACGACAGCCACGACCTCGCCGGCGGCGGCCTCGATGACGGTATTGACCTCCGCGACCATGACGCGGAAGGCGTCCGCCGGCGTAGCCCCGTACAGGGCGTCCATGTCGTAGTAGCGCGTGCAGATCGCGATGAGATCCTTCGCGAGCTTGCTGTAGAGATGCCCGCGCCCGTCGATGGGCTCGAAGAGGTAGGGCTGGGCGGCGACGTCGCACTCATGCGCGATCGCCATCACGACCCGGCTCTCCCCCAGGAACATCCAGTTCGTCTCCGGGCCCGCCGCCGCCGTCCGGTAGCCGTACGTCTCGATGGCCCCATAGACGACTTTGCCCAGGTTGATCCCCTGGTCGTTCATCTCCTCGTGCGCCTCGTCGCTCCACTCGTAGAGGAGCGCCAGCGTCCCGTTGTGGGCGGAGCGATCTCCAGCCGCGCTGACGGCGGGGTTGCCGGCGGCGTCTACGCGCGCGATGAGGCCCGCCTGGACGGCGCTGTAGGGCACGATGGTCGTCGCCGGGGAGACCTGCCCCGGGTAGCTGAGCCAGGGCGCGAAGAGGCCCGCGTAGCGGCTCTCTAGCGTCGGCTGGATCGCCTGGATGGCGGCCTCAAGCTCCGTCTGCGAGCCCGTGTTCGGGGCGTCGAGGAGGGCGACGCGATGATGGCTCGCGGCATGCTCGACGAGCGCCTGGTGGACGGCGGGCGTCGAGAGGCCGGGCGCGAGGATCTGGCCGGGGCCCAGTTGGTAGCCGAAGGCGTCCCCGGCGCTCGCGACGGTCGCTTCGCTGACGGTGTCGTCGGAGACGCCTCCCGCGAGCGTGAGCGTCGCGCCGGCGGCGGGCATCGCCGCGGTCGGATCCTCCGGCGCGAAGCGGACGAAGGAGGAGTAGCGCGTCGCCCAGGCGACGGCGTCGGCCTGCGTCGCGAGCGCTGGTGAGCGCTCGACCTCCGTCCCGGCGGGCTCCTCGATGACGAGGACGACGGAGCCGGCGGGAGAGCCGGCGGGCGGCGCGGCGGTCGAGACGGCTACGTCGTTCGCCCAGTCGCCGGGGGAGGCGGCCTCCGTCTGGAGCCCGGAGTCCGTGCCAAGCTCGCCGCTCGCCGCGACGGCCGTCGGGCCGGAGAGGCGGCTGACGTACAGGCTTCCGCCGGCGGGCGCGGCCTCCTGGAAGAAAGCCATCACGGAGTCGCGCAGCACGGAGGGCGAAGAGCCGAACTTGTTGTGGTAGTCGCGGAGCGAGAGGACGCGCGTAGCGCCCAGCGGCCCGCGGTCTGAGATACCGATCATGTAGGCCTGGCCGGTATCCAGTTGGATCGTCCCCCTGGGGGAGTCCTCCTCGATATGAACTGTGACGCCGGGGCGCGGCATCGGCTACCTCCTGGGGGGTATCTGGTCGCCGGGGCGATCCTCGCTGAGCGAGGCATCGAGCGGCGTCTTCTGGATGCGGGGCTGGACCTCCTGCACGGCCGGCCACTTCGGGCTCTCCGGATCCTCGCCGTCTGGGGGCGGGCCCAGCGGCTCCGCCGGCCCGCGGCCCCACTCGACGACGCGCGGCACCTCGACCGTCGCGAGGACGGCGGCGAGATGCGTCGAGCGATCCGAAGTCGAGGCGAGCTCCGTGTAGCGCTCGCCCTGCACATCGATCATGCCCAGCACCTTCCCCTCGTCGCGCTTCTGGACGAGGGCTCCGCGCAGGGCCGTGCAATAGATCTGAGCGGCGAGACGTGGAGTAGGCGTCGCGCCGTTGGCGGCCTTGAGGGAGCGCGTCACGGTCTGGACGCCGATCTCCATCGCCCAGCGCCAGGTCTGGAGATGCGAGGTAGCGCCGCCGCCTTTGCGGAGAGCCTCAGCGGAGAGGGAGCGAACTACCACAGCCGGGTGCTGGTCCTCTGGCATGTTCTCCATCTCTGAGGACACCCGGTAGGAGCGGATCTGCGGGTACGTCCCCGGCGCGAGGCCGGCGCGGCGGGAGATCTCTGAGACGTACGTCCAAGCCCACGTCTTGAGGATCGCCACCACGGCTCCCTCCACGTCATGCGCCCCGATCTGGGGCCCGAATACCTCAAGGGGGTCGTCGTAAGGATCCGGGCCCCAGGCATCGGGGAAGCTCTGGGCGCTCATGGCGAGATGAGATCCCTCGCGACGCGCCTCGATACCGCTCCGACGAGCGCGTCCTCATTGACCTGCGGGGGCCGCGCCTCCTGCCGGCGCGTCCCGTACCAGACGAAGCGCGCGTAGGGCACGTCGGAGACGAGGCGCAGGCGGTCGGCTTCGGCCTCCGGGATCGTCCGCGCGAGGCTCGCGGAGAGCTTCCCCGTCCGATTCGTCCAGTCGCCGGGAGCGGCGACGCCGGGGCTGTCGGCGGCGCTCTGGAGCGTCGAGGACTGGTCCTGGGCTTTCCGGCCAGCGCGCAGGATCACGGCGGCGGCCCGCTCGTCGCCCTCGACGCTGACGGCCCCGCTAGGCACTCGAGCCCCTCGTATCGACCATCGCCGGCGCGGGCGAGATCGGATTGCCGTCAGCGTCGATGGTGCCCTGCCACGTGCTCTGCATCGAGGTAAGCCAGGCCTGCGCGGCGGAAGGCCAGCCCTCGTCGTCGACGTCGTCGGCGTACGGGTTGTCCCAATTCGCCGGCACGAAGAGGCGCGGGCCCGCGCCGCATGGCACGTAGGGCGTGCAGACGTCGTAGGCCTGCCCGCCGCCCTCCGGCCCGCCGGGGCCCATCCCGCCGTCGACGATGCACTGGTAGAGATCCTGCATCGCCTGCGCGAGCTCGTCGGATAGCTGGGGGTAGTGGCTCCGGTTGTCTGAGATCTGCTCCGGGAAGTAGCTCTTCTCGATCATGGCGGCGGCGAAGAGCGCGACCGTCCAGCGGTAGCCCTCAAGGCAGTTCTGGGGGGCCGCCCAGCCGACGCGCAGGGCGACCATCGAATGCGCCGTCTCGATGGCCTGCTCGACCTGCCCGACGGAGGGGCGCGTGCTCTCGTTGAAGAGCCCTACCTCGCGCCCCTCGTCATCCTGGGTGCGAGCGCGGAGCCAGACGGCCACGTCAGCCGGGGAGCAGATCGGTTCCGCCGGCGGCTGGGGCTCCGCGCTCACGATCATCCCCTCCCTTAGGCCGTCGCCGTCGTGGCGAAGGGGTAGGAGGTGACCTGCTGGCCGTCCGCGCCGATGCTGACGTGGTCGGCGGTCACGAAGGCGTAGCGCGCGACGGCGCGGAGCGCCACGGCGTCCTGCTGGGCGAGGTTGAAGATCACCTTCCCGGCGTCGTCGGAGATCACGCTCTCGCTCAGGACGCGGTACGTGATGTCCTGGCGGACGCCCAGGACGGCGGCGTTCCAATCGCCCATGATCGTCATGAGATTCGCCGGCCATGCCAGCGAGCCGGAGGGGTAGAGGAGGTTGTAGCCGAAGAGGTCGTTGGGGGCCGCCCCCAGCGAGGCCGCTCCCCCTAGCTGCGCGAGCGCGCGGCGGAGATGCCCGCGGACGGAGGCGCGCGCGACGATCCCCGTCACGTCGACGTCGTTGCCTTCGAGGAGGCCCAGCGCGGTATCGATGCCCTCCACCACGTCGGCGTTGACGATGGCCTGCGTCGGCGTCGCCGCCGCCGCTCCCGGCACGATGGCCTGCGAGAAGGTGGCCGGCCGATTGACGCCGAAGACGCAGGCGGAGTCGAGGACGCGGGCGAAGGCGTCCGCGAGGAGCGGGCGGAGGCGAGCGAAGATATCGACGCTCACGTCGGCAATGACGGCCTCCGGCACCGGGACGATGACGGCGAGCTCCTCTGCGGTGAGGTACTTCCCCGTCCAAGACACCTTGCTGGTCTGCTTGAGCCCGGTATCCCCGTTAACCCAATAGGCGTACGGCAGGGCGTCCAGCACCGATGTCTTCGCCTGCCCCGATGACATCGGGATCTGCCTGAAAAGGCTAGAGACGATGGAGGTACGGGCGATGTCCGTCTGGAGGTCGACGACGGCGGGCTCCGGCATGAGGCCCTGAACGTCGACTCTGGTGACTAGCTGGTCGTAGATGGGCGGCACGGCTTCTCCTGTGGCTAGAGGTATCTCCGCGCTCTCGCGAGCGCCTCCGGCCTTCGGGGGCCTGCGCTACTGCCGGCGCGCGCTCGCGCCTGCCCTACCGCGGGGCGAAGCCCGCTTGCTGGCGAATCGCCGCGTTGATCTCGTCGTTGGGCTTCGCCGCAGGGGGCGGAGCCGACCGACTGCGCGCCCCTCCGTCGGACGGCGGCGGGGCTGGCTGGGATCCGGCCTGGAAGTAGCCGGGGGAGTCCTGGGCGAGCGCGGAGATCGCCTCCGCCGCGCCCTTGACCTTGCCGTCCTCCAGCCGGACGGTGGAGAGATCGACGAGGCGGAGCACATGGTCGGGCCGCCTCGCCCCGGCCTTGACGGCCTCCGTGATGAGCGCCATCTCGACCTGCGTCTTGCCGACGGCCGGCTCGAGTTCGCTGACGCGCGCCTTGAGGGAGTCGCGCTCCGCGACGACCGGCTCAAGCTCTGCGTTGCGGGCCTTGAGCGTATCCCGCTCGCCGCTCGCCGCATCGAGCTTCTCCTGCCACTCGCGGCGCTGGCGCGCGACGATCTGGTCGACCTCCGCCTGGCTGAACTGGCGCGCCGGCGGATCTGAGGAGGCGGGAGGAGCCGGAGGATCTGCGCCCATCGGGGCCTAGGCTACCGCCGGAGGCTGGATCTCGCCACCGGGGGCCGCCGCCGGGGCCCCGGCGGGCGTCGGCGCGGCCTTCCCGACCGTCAGGCCATGCTCGCGCGCCTCGTCGATCCAGTCCCAGAACTCCGCGATCTGCTCCGGGCTGTAGCCGTAGTCCTCCCAGAGTTGCTGGGGCGGCACGCCGATGGTCAGGCGCTTCGCCAGCGAGTCAGCGAGCGCGCTCTCAGACCGCCGGCCGGCGGCGGTCCAGTCGATCCCGATCATCGGCGCGCCGATCGTGATGTCCTCGATCCTGCCGGCGAGCCCCATCGCATAGGAGATGCCGGGCCCCATGCTCCTCTGCTTCGCGACGACCTTGTCGGTCATCCCGGCCTCCGCGGCATCGAGGCTCTCGCCGGACGGCCAGTTGCCGGAGCCGCTCATGAGGATGTGCGGCGGGATCCGCGAGCGGCTCGCGATGCTCCGGATCGCCCAGTCCAGCGCTTGAATGTAGTTCCCCAGGTCCGTCGGCGCGAACTCCCCGAAGCGCCCGTCGGCCTTCTCGTTGATCCAGACGCGCTCGACGGCGGCCCGGAAGGGCTGGATCGGCTGGCCCGTCTCCGGATCCTTCGGCACCTCCAGCCCCGTCGCCCAGCGCTGGCGGAAGGCGGAGAACTCCGCGCTGACGAGCATGTGCGAGAGGAGGAGATCGATGGCGTCCTGGGAGGAGACGAAGTCCGCGATATCGGAGCGCCCCAGGCCGATCGCCACGTCCGGGACGGAGTGCGGCGGGACGAGCAGGGAGAGCGGCGGGCGGGCCGGCAATAGCTGGGGGTCGTTGAGGAGCGCGCCCACGGGCACGACGCCCAGGGCGTTGTCCTCCATCTCCGGGGCCTCGTCCTCGCGCGCCATGAGCCAGGAGTCATGGGCGCGCTTCGAGCGCCGGAAGATCGCCTCCGGCGTCCAGAGCGTGACGTACAGCGCCTCCGCGTCCTCGTCCCACCACGCCTTGAGGGCGGCGACGATCCGCCGGCGGTCGGCGGGGTCGCGGGCGATGATGAACTGGCGGGGATGCTCGACGGTGATGCGGGCCCGCGCCTCGCCGGCGTCCCGGTAGGGCTGGACGAGGAGGTACGCCTCGCCCTGCTGGCAGGCGGCGTCGAAGGCGAGCCCGGAGTCGAGCTCGAGCCCCTCGCGCCGCCAGAGGTCGAGGAGTTGGCGATCGGCGAGGTCGGAGCCGCCGCCCTTGAGCGCCTGGACCTCTAGGCGCTGGGAGGCGGCCTGGACGATGAGGGCGCACCAGTTGTCGGAGATCCCGGCGAGCATCGCCCCGAAGGCCCGCCGGTACTGGCTGGAGATGAAGGCCAGCGCATGCCGGCCCTCGACGTAGTCCGTGTAGAGGTCGGAGAGCGGGGCGCGCTCCTGCAAGCGCGCGAGCATGCGCGCCATGAGGAGATCCGGCTCCGACGCGTCGAGTGGCTCGCGGAGGTCGACCCACTCCTCGCCGGCGATGGAAGCGAAAGCGCTCATGAGAAGGCGTAGAACCTCCCGGGCCTCGCGTCGGATGCCAGCGCGTCGCATCGCGCCTCGTAGGCGAGGACGGCGGCCACGGCGAGGTCGATCTTGTTCGGGCTCATCGGCGTGTCCTTCGTCAGGAAGTAGCCGCCCCTGGTCTCCTTCATCCTGGCGTTCATCACATGGCGGGTCAAGTTGGGATCCCCCGTATGCCCCGCCTCGCCCGCCACGATGTCCGTGCGGAAGCGCTCGACGGCGGCGACCATCGGGGCGCGCGCGGTATGGAAGGGGATCACGGCCGGCTGGCCGAACTCCATCCCCCAGCGCTCGATCTCGCTCTGCCAGAGCGGCGGGTCGAAGTAGCCGCGGACGACGCGGTACGTGCTCATGGCCTGCGCTACGGCTACGTCTACCTCGCCGGCGGGCACCTCCCAGGAGCCGTCGCGATGATGGCCCTCCGGGGCCTCCCAGAGCGCCAGCGGCACGATGAGGCCGTCCTCGATCCTGCATGCGCAGAGCCCGGTGCTGTCGCCGACGCGCGAGCCGTCGAAGCCCAGGCCGACCCGCTCGCCTGGCAGGAGCGCGCCCAGCCGCGCCGCGAGCGCCCACTGCTCCGCCCTCAGCCACCAGTCCTCCGTCGCCTGCCAGATCCCGCAGGCGAAGCGCGCCCAATGCGCGGCGAGCATCGAGGGGCTCTCATAGCGCCGGCGGAGCGCCTCCTCCGTCTGCCATGAGGCGGGGTTGGCGAGCTTGACGACGCTCATGTTCGAGCGGTCGTCCTCGCGATCCAGCGCCCACTCATGCAGCGCGAAGCCGCCGTTGGGGGAGCGCGCGACGGTGTGGCGGCCCTCCCGGACGACGCCCTCGAGTCCGTGCGCGGCGGCGCGCATCGTCCCCAGGGCGGAGGCTTCGCTGTCGCCGGCGGTCGAGATCGTGAGCATCTGGCCGGAGCGCGGGCCCAGCCCGTCGCGGAAGACGCCGTACAGATTCAGGCTCTTGTGGCGATGAAGCTCGTCGACGAAGGCGAGCGTCGGGATCACGCCGTCGGCTGTGTCGACGTCGGCGGCGAGGACGCGGATCCGCCCATTGCCCTCCCGCGCCCGGATCATCCGGTAGCCGCGCTGCACCTTCATGTGGCGGAGCAGCGCCGGCGAGCGATCCACGAACCCGGCGGCCTGCTCGAAGAGGATCCCCGCCTGGTCGCGGGAGGCGGCGGCGACGAGGCACTCCGCGTCCTCGACCGTAAGGAGATGGAAGAGCGCCAGCGCCGCCATGAGCGTGCTCTTCCCGTTCTTCTTCGGGAGCAGGGCGAGCGTCTCCTCGCACCCGGCGAAGTAGTCGGCCAGGAGCTCGCGCTGGAAGGCCTCCAGCACCATCGGCCGGCCGCTCTCCAACTCGAGCCGCGAGCAGAAGGAGGCGAAGTCCTCCAGCGCGCTCATGCCCGCCGCCGGCGCGCCGCGAGCTCGTCGTCGGGGTCGCCGCTCCCCTTCTCCGGCGGCGGCACCTTCGCGAGCAGGCGCGCCAGATTCACCGTCGCCGTCACGGAGCCGTCGCGAGCCCGCTCAAGCAAAAGCCGGACGGCCTCGTCGTACGGGCTCTCCCCGTCGCGCCGGCCATGATCCAGACCGCGCGCGAGCGCCTGCCGGGCCGCCTCCGGCACGGAGATCCCCTCCGCCTCCGCCCGCCGCCCCAGGGCGTCGAGAAGATCGGGCGGATACGCCACGCGGAGGCGCTGCATGGCCACGAGCGGAGCCTAGCGCCGCCAGCGCCGCCCAGAAACGCCCGAAAACGCCCCGATCGGCGCTGGAGCCGCCCGCCGGCGCGGAAAAACGCCGCAAAACGCCCCGATCGGCGGCTTTCCTCGCGCGGGAGCTTGCTCGCCTGGGACGCGGGCGGCGAAGAGGGCATAGCCCCTCTCATGGGCCAGGCGGGATCATGCGGACGAGCAGGCGCGTCAGGGCTTCGTCGGAGACGAAGGCGAGCTCTGCCTCGCCGGCTACCGTCGCCTCGATGAGGAGGAGCGCCATCCGCCGCAGGCCAGCGCGATCCCCGGTGATGGTGATCCCTCCGTCATCCTCAAGCTCGATGTGCAGCATGAGCAGGCGAGCGGGTACTCCTCGATGATGGGCCTGCTCCTCATCATCCTGGGGCTCGTGCTCTGGCTGGGCCTGGGCTATGGACTGCTTGGCTTGATCCTGCTCATCATCGGGATCTGCCTGCTCTTCGCGCCCTGGCCCTCTGCCTATGGCTACGGCTACTACCGTGGCCGCCGCGGGCCCCCGTAGATCCACGACCGCCTCGCCCTCTCTCGTCCATCTACCCTGCTTGCCGGCCAGCGCCGGGGGGACCGCGTCATCGTCCAGCCCAACCCCGGCGCTGTCCGCTACCGTCGCCGATCGGAGCCTGCGGATCCGGCGAGGCCTCATCCTCCCCGCGCCTGGGTGGTCGCGGGCTCTACCTCTGGGGGGCGAGCCGCTGGCCCGTGCGCCTAGGCTTCGGCCTCAGGCTCGCGGGCCCGCCGGCCCCGGCCCCTTCCCCCGGTCGCCGGGGCCGGCACTGCTTCATCGGCCGCCGGGGGCTTCGGCTTGACTGGGGCTGGCTTGCTCTCCTGCCGCTTGGCTTCGGCGCGGACTCGAGCGGCCTGCTTGTGCAATTCGTCTGCGAGTTCCTGCGGGAGGATCTCGTCGGGTGGCGTGCCTGCTCCCCGCTGGGCGAGCGCGAGGTCGGCGAGCGCATCGATGACGGGGGCTAGCGGGTCTTGGCGGCGGTAGCCGGGGAGCCTCATCTGCGTTCTCCATCGCGAGGATGCTCTGCGTGGTGGCATGCGGCGCAGAGCAGGACGAGGTTGGCGAGCTCGAGCCCGTGCGGGCCCAGCGGCCCCAGGGCGTCCCGATGATGGGCGCGCAGATGCCGGCTCGATCCGCACTGCTCGCAGACGCCGCGCTGGGCGACGAGGGAGGCGACTCTGCGCCATGCCCTCGACCCGTATCCGCCCTGCGCATGGGCGCGGCAATGGCGCTTGCCGGGCTCCGCGAGCTCAGGGCATCGCGGGGCCCAGCATACGGTGCGAAGCACTACGGGCCGGCGGGCGGCTCGACAGGCATGCCCAGCCGGGCGGCCGTAGCGTCCGCGATGGTCTGGGCCGTGACAACCGCGCTCTCCTGCTCCAGCGTCGTCACAGTCGGGTCGTTGGGATGCTTCGCTCCCAGCGTTTGAACGGGCAGAGCCATGACGGCCTCCTGGGGATTCGGGTTGGCGGGATGCTACCGCGAGCGCCGGCGAGCGCCTTTGCGCATTCCGGGCCTTGAGGTCGTCCCCTTCTTCGGGCCTACGCTCGCGATCTTGTTCCCCCACTTCTTCCGGACGGCCTTCGCGACGGTGCTGTAGGAGCCGGCCGTGTTGGGCTGGGCGGCCCTGGCTAGGGCGTTGCGGGCGCGGGCCTTCGTGTCGATCGGGTACAGGCCGCGCCCTTTGCCGCCGACGGGGCTGGAGGGCGGGTAGACGAAGGAGGAGGCGGGAAGCTTCCTTCGGCGCTTGGCTGAGAGGGCCATGATGCGCAGAGGCTACGCCTCTGGGGCGTTCTGCCAGAGCGCCGGCGGGGGTCGATGAATCCCCCGCGGGAGGCGCGCAACGCCCCGGAGACGGGGGTGCTGCGCGCCGATCCGGGCGGATTACAGCCAGCCGCGCCCGCGGACGATGCGGCGGGCCTTGACGCCCGCCTGGCGGAGTGTCTGCTCAGCGAGGGCATGCTCGCCCTGGACGATGCGCTTCTCGTCGGCCTTCGTGTAGCGCCGCGCGCCGACGCGCCCGTAGAGGCGGCCCTCGATGTACCGGCGCTCCCAGAAGTTCTGGTGAGCCTCTTCGTCGAGGAGGTAGATGTCGGCCATCCGCCGGCCGTAGGGCTCAAGCGTCCAGATCTCTACGAGCATGCGCTCGCCTACGTGGATGAGCTTCGGGCCACTCATGCTCGCTCCTCGCTCATAGCGAGCATGGCGGCGAACCGCTCGTAGCTCTGCTCCTGCGTGAACCGCTTGGCGGTCGCGGGCTCCATCCACGAGAGCGCGTCCATGATCGCCTGCGTGCCCGCCTCCCGCAGCCGCTCGACCTCGGCTTCGGCTGTTTCGGCGCGAGCAAGCAGCGCCTCCCGTACCGTCCGCTCGTACTCATCCATCGCTTGCTCACTTTCCGGCCCTAGCAGGCTCGCGCCTGCTCTCTACCCACTGGACGGCGGCGAGATCGACCCAGCGCCCCCCGATGCGATAGCGGGGGCCCAGCCTGCTCTTCGGGCGGGCCTCAAGGTAGTCGACGCGCCCCAGGATGCGCGGGCCCTCCGCATGCTCTAGCTGGACGGCCACGAGGACATCCTTGCTCATCGCGAAGTTCAGCCGGTAGGCGTTCTGGGCGCGCCGGCGAGCCTCTTCGAGATTCGGGCTCATGATCCGGCCGGCCGGCGGCGCTGGAGCCAGCCCATGAACGAGCCCTGGGGGCGCTCGCGTGGCTCAAGGAAGCAGGAGGAGGGGGCCTTGTGGAACCAGCCCCAGTCCTCGCGCCAGAGGACGAGCTTGCCGCAGTCGCCGCAGGGCTGGCCCTCTTCGGCAAGGGCCGCCGCCACCAGATCCTCCGTCCGGGCGTGCTCGATCTGCTCCGGGGGCGTTCCCTCGCGCTTCGAGAGGATCTCCGCGCAGTGCTCGCGCAGGAGCGCCTCGATCTCCTCCCCGCTCATCGCGTGGAAGCTCGCCTCCGCCTCCTTCGCCGTCAGGGCGAGGAGCACCGCCTTCATCTCTGTTCGATCCATCGTTGCCTCCTATGGGGGCTTCGGGTACGCCCCTGAGGATACCGCTTGCTATCAGATGGAACGCAAAGGGCCCGCTCGATGGCGGGCCCTGCGGTACTGCCTATGAGGGGCGAGGCTACGGCTTCTCGATGAGGAGCGGGCCCTCGCCGTGATTGACGTCGCCGCCCTTGCCGCAATCCTCGCAATGCCAGTAGTCGGCCTCCGGGCTCTCGCCGTCCTCCGCCCACATGCCCAGATCCGTAGAGCCGCAGGCGGGGCAGGCGGGATCCTGCTCCCCGAAGCTCGCCGCCGCCTCAGCCTGCGGCGAGTCGATGTGCGCGAGGCGCGCGAGCGGGTACTTCTGCATCCAGCCGTTGCCGGGGTCGCTCTCGCTCTCCGCCCTGACGAGGGCCTCCTCGCCCTCGATATCGACGATGATGCCCGTAGCGATGATCCCGCCGGGGGCGGCATCGCTGAGGATCGCCACCTCATCGCCTGCGCCGATCCATTCCGCGCCCTCGCCCAGATGCGAGAGCGGCGTGGGCTCGCTGGGGAGCGTGTGGCCCTGCGGGTAGTAGAGGCCGGGCATCTCGCCTTCGAGATCGCATCCGATGCCGGATAGCTGGACGAAGACGCGGCCGTCGGGATCGGCCTCGCAGGCGAGGCGGAGCTTGCAGTCGCCCTCCGGGCCCGCGGCGATCTCGACTTCGAGATGCTCGCCGGGGCTGAGGCGCTGAGGCTGGACGTACTTCATGCGGGTCATGCTTCCTCCTGGGGGATTCGGGTACAGAGAGCATCGTACCAAATGGGACGCGCCTTGAGCCCGAATCCCGCGCAGGAGATGGGCTCAGCGGTAGCCGCAGACGGGCCAGTCGGCCCAGGAGCCCCGCCGCAGGAAGACCCGGACGGCCCGGTACTTCTGCTCCAGCGGCGAAGCCCAGTGGGGCATCCCCCGCCCGCCGGCGGAGAGCCAGGTGCCGACGGTGAATTGCAGGCCTCCGAAAAAGCCGTTGCCTGTCGCGATATGCCAGCGCATCCCGCTTTCGCACATCGCGATGCGGTTCAGCTTGGCGTTGTAGGGCCTGACGACGGCCCAGCGCGAGGCGCGCCGGCGGACGATCTTCTGGGGGGCGGATCGATGATGCCCTCCCTGGGCCGCATGAGCGCGAGGGGCCTCCGCCATCATTGCGCTGGCGGAGGGAGGGGCGGCGAGCGCGAGCGCGGCCGCCGCCGGGATGACGTATCGCATAGCTGTCCTCCGCGATCACCTCTCCGGCGCGCTTGGCTTCCTCAGCCGCGCCGGCCGTGACCGGGGGGCCCTCCTCTCTGGGGGTTCGGCCCGCTCAAGCTCCGCGAGCTCTTCGGGCGTTGGTTGGTCCTCCGGCTCCGCCGGAAGCTCTTCGTCGCGCGCCAGGCGGGCGGCGGCCTTGAGGTCGCGGCTCTCGCGATCCCTCATCGAGCGGCCTCGTATTCGAGGATCCGCCGGCCGATCCATTCCGCGATCTGCGGGACGAGGGCGTTCCCTAGCGCCCTAAGTCGGTCCACGCGAGCGGGAATCCCATGAGCCACTCGACCCACGTCGGGTTCAGCGCCCCACCACGCCGCTCCGTCTCCGGGCCATCCGGCGGGGGGCCACCGCGGTGCTCGCGGGCCACGGCCGTCGCGAGGTCGTCCCCGCCGCTCCCCTCCCGATCCGCCCGCGCGTAGTCCGGCCCCGACGGGCTCGACTTCGGGGTCGGCCAGAGCCTCGCAGGCGGAGCGCCGGAAGCAGGCCTCATGCTCGTCGTATCCGCCGGCGGGCCTGCCACAGTAGATGCATCGTGGAAGATCGCCGTCGCCAGCGTCACCGCCCGCTTGCTCCCGGAGGGCCGCTGGCCGCCAAGCTCCGCGCTCCTCCGCCCCCCGCTCCCGTCGCTCGCCTCCGGCGTCGGCCAGAGCTTCCCCTCCCGGACGACCACCTCGTTGAGGGGGCGCGAGTTGCGCGCATGCGTCGCCTCCGACGCCTCCCCCGACCGCCAGTCGCGCGCCGCCGGCGTAGGCCAGAGCTTCTCGAGCTCGCTCCGATTGACGGCCCGCCCTAGCTCGTTGCCCGACGGCCCCGGCCGGCGCGGCTCCCCCGGCTTCGCCATCCCATGCGGCGTCGGCCACTCGTTGCGGCGCGCCATCGTCGACAGCGAGGGCGTCCCCGCCGACGGGCGCTCGAAGGCCCCGCCCTTCCCGTTGATCCCGTTCTGGCTGGAGCCGTACTCCGTCGCCGCAGGGGTAGGCAATAAGCCAGAGGCGGTCCCTCTGGTGAGGGGCACCGAAGGCGCTCGCGGGTAGACAGTCCCATTCCGCATCGAACCCGCGCGCGGCAAGGTCGGCAAGGACGGTATCGAGGCCTCTAGCAGCGAGAGTTGGGACGTTCTCCACGAGGACGTAGCTGGGTCGAAGCTCGCCAACGAGGCGAGCAAACTCCCGCCAAAGACCCGACCGCTCGCCGGCGATCCCGGCCCCGCGGCCGGCGACGGAGATGTCCTGGCAGGGGAAGCCCCCGCAGAGGAGGTCGACGGGCTCGACATACTCGCCTCTCAAGGATCGGACGTCGGGATAGCAGGGGATCCGGGGCCAATGGCGGTGAAGGACGCGCTGGCAGAAGGGGTCGTTCTCGCAGTGCCATGCGATGCGGAAGCCGGCGCGCTGCAAGCCAAGCTCCCAGCCCCCGATCCCGGAGAAGAGGCCGCCGACGCTCAGACGCCGCACATGCCCTCGCATTCAGCCCCGAAGAGATCCATCTGGCCGAAGTCCTCCGGCGTGCGGAGATCTACCTCCTCCAGCGGGAGCCCGGAGTAATGCACGAAGAGCTCGCCCTCGACCTGCGGCATCTTCCGGATCGCGCGGTCGAAGGCGACGGCGTCGGCCCAGAGCCCGGCGTCGGCCTTGATCTCCCGCCACTGAGGATTCGAGTGGTACGGGCAGGCGATGCAAGCGCTCTTCGGGGGCTCCGGATAGCCGTGCCGGCTCATCCAGAGCTTGCAGTCGTGGCGCGTCATCCGCCGCTCGATCAACGGCCAGGCGGCGCGCGCCCAGGGGACGCGGGAGGGCTTCATGCGCTGGATCTCGTCGAAGGAGATCCCGATCCACTGCTCGACGGGCTCGCCCTTCCGGCCCCCGTAGCCGCGCCGGCGGATCTCGTCGAAGATCGCCTTGAGCTTGTACTGGTTCGTGCACTGCCGCCACATCTGCCCGCGAGGCCGCCCGCCGCCCCGGACGTGCAGCGGGATCGGCGGCGGGCCCTTCCCTCCGTGCCGCTGGCGCTCGAGTCCGTCGAGGTAGTCGTCGCGCAGATTGCCGCGCGAGACGCGGACGATCTCGATCCGGCCGGCGACCTCCGCTTCGAGGAAGGAGAGCCAGTCGTAGACGGCGGGCGGCTCCCAGCCGGTGTCGGCAAAGATCGCCGCCTCCGGGGAGCCGTACTCCTCAAGCTCGCCGGCACAGGCCATGAGCAGCATCGTCGAGGACTGGACGCCTGCGCCCAGGGAGATGAAGATCGGCCGGCTCATTCGAGGCCCTCCATCGGCGCGCAGAGCTTCGCCGCTTTCATCGGGTCGCCCTTGACGAAGACGAGGAGGTTCTGGTGGATGCGGGCGATCTTCGCGGAGGGGATGAGGAAGCGCCCTACCCGCTGGGGGGCCGTGCCGGGGCTGTTGACGATGATGAGGTCGTTGTAGAAGCGCAGGCCGGCCTCCTCGAAGGTCGCGATGGTCTCCCCCACGAAGCCTTTGTAGAGGCCGGGGGGCGGCCCTCGAAGCTCGCTGACGACGAAGGCGGCGAAGCGATCGGGGCGGAGCCTGCTCGCGGCGTCCGCGATGGCGTCCTGATAGCCGCGCTGGAACTCCGGCCAGTCCATCCCGGAGAGATCGGCATCGAGGTCGGAGTAGCGCTCAAGGTCGTGGTAGGGCGGGCAGGAGAAGAGGAAGTCCGCCGGCGGCGGCGCATGCTTCTGCTGGGCGGCCTCGCGCGCGAGGCGCGGCGCGGTCGGCGGCGGCTTCCGGGCGTCGCCCTCATACCAGCGGGGGCGATGCGCGACCGTCCCGAACATCCCCTTCGGCGCGAAGATCTGGAGCGCCTGGCGGCGGTTGGCGCGCACCTGCTCCTGGCGAAGCTCGACGCCGACGTAGGGATGGTCGAGGGCGGCGGCGACGATGCCGCGCACGGCCCCGCCGGCGAAGGGGTCGTAGATGAGGCCGCCCGGCGGGCACCACCAGCGGTAGCAGGCCTCCGCCACGACGGGGTCGAAGATCGAGGTCGAGCGCTCGATGCTCCCGTTGCGCTCCGGCGGCTCATACAGGCCGGAGTCGATGAACTCCCGCATCGAGAAGCTCCGGCCCGTCTGCTCCTCCGCCGCGCGCTTCTTGTCGTAGAAGGCCCCGTCGCGCATCGCCGGCGAGAAGTTCAGGAGGTTGTCCTCGCGCCCGATGAAGCGCTCCGGCTCGATCCCCAGAAGCTCCCAGTCGCGCCGGCGCTCCTTGTGCGGGCCCGCCATCGTCCAGATGATCGAGAAGGGCGGGATCCGGAAGCGCGAGCGCAGATCCGGATTCGCGATCGGTGCTCGCCGGAGATCTCCCAGCGCCATCTCCTGCTGTGCGGGGGGAAGCCGGCGCGCGGGGGCGGCGGGGGCGTCGGGCACGGGCGGCATGCTATCGCCTCCTTGAGCAGATCACGAGCGCGACGGTGAAGATCGCCGCGCCCACGGCCAGGGCGAGCCAGAGGGCCGCCATGAGATCCACGCGAGCGAGCCTAGCCATAGATCGTCGGCAGGAGGTAGCCCTTCCCGACGGCCGTCAGAAGCTCGTCGGCGAGCGCGAGCGAGACGCGCCGGCTCCCATGCCTCAGCCGGTACAGCTTCCGCGCCTGCCCCTTCGTCGCCCCATGCCAGTCGGCGGGCAGAGCCTTGAGCAGCGGCGCGAGCTCCAGCCGCGAGCCGGAGCGCGCCTCCTCGTACGCGCCGGCGGCGCTCTTCATCCGGAAGGCGGGGCTCCTGCCCTGCCGCTCGAGTCGCAGCACGTAGGAGATGCGCTGGGAGGCGAGATACGCCTGATAGCGCTCCGGATCCTGCTTGAGCCGCTCGTAGTAGCGCCGCGCGCTCGCCCGCGACGCCTCCCGATTGCGCTCCCGCCATGAGCGCGCCCACTCCCGCTGGCGCTCGCGCGTCCGCGCCAGCCGCTCCGGCGACGAGCGCGCCCGTACCCGCTGGATGCGCGCGAGCTCGCGCCGGCAGGGGCGGCAGTAGGAGTCCGGGGCCGGGGAGCCGTCCTTCCGCCGCCCGTTCTGCGCGAAGTCCCGGAGCGCCTTCTCCTCCTCGCATCGATTGCAGCGCTTGAGGGCGTCGGGGCCCTCCCGGTAGGCCGGGGTCATGGCTCAAGCCTCCAGATCGAGATCTGCACGCCCGGGGCCCCGTAGATCTTCGCGACGGCCAATTCGACGACGGCGGAGTCGTCGGCGTAGATCACACCCGTCAGCGCGTCCTCGACGGCGCGCGCGAGCTTGAGGGCGTCCGGGCGCGTCGTCGGCACGCGAGGAGCCCCCTCGCGCAGGAGATGGGAATTGCGCCCCGCACGGAAATGGCTCTTCGGGCGGGGGCGGGCGAAGACGAGGACCAGCCGGCAGGCCCGGAGCTTCGGGCCGCCGTAGGCGCGCATCACGACCTCCCGTACGTCGCCGCGCCAAGCCTCCCCGCTCTCCCCGCTCGAGTCCTTCGTGAACGTCACGAACTTCCCGTCGGCGCGCTTGATCGGCACGCGCTCCCCCGCCGCATTCTTCTTCGTCGCGACGCCGCTGACCTTCGAGCCGGCCGGCATCGCCCGCCCCGGCACGAAAACATCGAGCACCTCCCTCATGCCAGCCACGTCCTTCGCCAGAGCTTCGGGCCTACGCGAACCACAAGCCCGCGGCGCTGTAGCGAATTGAGCCGCCCGCAGACGAGGAACCACGCGTAGCGACTCCGGGGACCATGATCGGGGAAGGCGGCGAGGCAGATCTGCTCCGTCGTATGCGCCTCGACCCGCGAGAGGCCAACAAGAATCTGGGCGTCATGCTCGCGATCTAGCCGCGTCTGCCACGCCGGCGCGCTGTAGCCGTAGGGAAACCCGCTCATGGCAGGAGAAGCTTCCGGGGGAGCGGCTGGCCCGTGATCCGCGCCCAGCGCGCCTCGCTCCTCAGCGCCCCGTCCTGGCGCACCTTCGTGCATTCGAGGACGAGCACGGCGGCGGAGGGGAGGAACTGCCCGCCCTGGCGGAGCACGCGCCGCATCGCGCAGTCGACCTCCTCGTCGGAGTAGATATCCAGCACCGTCCGGTACGCGAGCGCCTTCGCCTCGCTCATCCCGCCCTGCCAGCACTCGTTCAGGAGCAGAGCGCAGGCGGCCCAGCCCCGATCGGTCATCGCAGTTGCGCCAGACAGGCGGCGGAGAAAGCCGCGCGCTCCTCCCGCGCCGACGGAGGCCTCCGCCTGGCCGTCCCCCTCGCCTCCTCCCGGGCCCGCTCAATCGCGCGCGGCCCGAAAACCACGCCCGTCGAAGGAGCCCCATCCCACCACGGGCTCGCCGCCGCCGCCCGGATCATCGCCTCCCCCTCCGCCAGCGAGATCGGCGGCACGGCGTCCTCCAGCGCCCCCAGGATCCGCGACAGCGCCTCGCTGGGCCTCCCCGAACGCTTGAACGGCGAGAGCCTGGTGCCCATCGCCTCGTTAAAGCAATGAAGAAGCCAGAGCGCCTCCTCGACCCGATCCCTCGCGAGAGGCCGCCTCCTGAAAGCGATCCGCGGGCCGGAAGGAACGAGCTCCATCTGCTCTGGCATCGAGGGCCTCCTGGGGGCGAAGGGCGAAGCACGCCGGCGGCGCGCTCTGTTTCGGGCGAGGGAAGAAGCTACTCCCCTCGCCGGCGCGCCGAAGCGCCAGAAGCCGCTACGAGCGGAAAACGGCTAGGCCGCCTCCGCGAGCCCCCGCCTGTAAGGAGCTTTGCCCTCTGCGGCGTCGCGTACCTCGCGCGAGACGGCGCGGGCGGCTCCGCCGCCGCCGGAGTACGTAGTCCCCAGGGCCCGGCGGATGATCTGTATCGGCGGCACGGCGCGCAGGCGCGCCTCCTTCTCCGCCCCCAGGCAAAGCTCCTCCGCTTCGAGGTAGTAGGCCACGCCCTGGATGAGATGCCCGCTGGTAGCCCCCTGGTCCCCCAGCCACCAGTCAGCAACATGCGAGAGCGTGGCTTCGAGGAGCGCCGGCGAGCGCCGGTAGATCGAGTCGAGGGCGTGGATCGCCCGGATGTTCGTCCGGACCTGGTGGCCGCCATTGACGGAGAAGCCGGCCGCAGTCGCCATCCGCTCGATCTCCACGGCCTGTTCCTCCCCCCGGAAGAGCCGCGCCTTATAGCGCTGGCCCTGCGTCAACTGCCGCCGCCCGACCTGCAAAGCAACGAAGAGCTCAGCCTCCTCTTCGGGCGAGAGCGCGTCGTGCACGATGCAGGGCACATGCTTGACGCCCGCCTGGCGAGCCAACTCCGCTCGATGCTGGCCGTCGAAGATCGCGAAGCGCCGGCCGCGCCGGGATACCTCAAGGACGCCGAACAGCCGCCAGTCGAAGCCTTCGCGCACCTTCGCGCGAATCCACGCGGCGTGGATCTCGCGCTGATAGCGGTCGTCTACGAACAGCGCCGACAGCGGGAGCATCCGCAGGGGCGCAGGAATGTCAGGCATTGAGTCCTCCTGGACGTCGGGTACGCGCGCCAGCGTACCACCAAGCCGAAATCCCTCGCGCGCGACCACAACAACCCTCCCCCCTCTGGCACCGGGAGCGAGAAGCTCTGCCTTCGGGGAACGGGGCGAGCCCCCCCTCTGACGGCTGGAGCCCGGCTCTTTCACCGGGGGCTCTGCTTATGACACGGCCGGCCAGAGTCTCAGCCGCGGCCTCGCCCAGGACGTCGGGCTATGTGCGGTAGCGCCCGGCGAGCCCGGCGCGGATGGAGGGGGAGGCGAGGCCCTCCCGCACGAGTTTCTGCTTACGCTTGTTCTGCTGTTGGACGGCGTGGAGGCGCTCGTTCTCCTGGGCGACCTGCCTCTGCTTCTTCGAGCCTCGCCGGCGCGGGCGCGGCGGAGGCGAAGGAGGCGTGGGCGGAGGCGCGAGGCGCTCGTGGTAGAGGTCATGGCAGGAGCGGCAGAGCACGGTGAGATCTCCGGGGCGCTCCTGGCCGAACCGCTTGTAGGTGCGGTGGTGTACGTCGAGGCGCTTAGGCGAGTTGCAGATCTGGCAACGGCGGCCTGCGGCCTTGAGGGCGGCGCGGCGCTTCGTCTGCCACGCGGCGGAGGCTATGTAGGCCTCGTAGGTGTCCGTCCGGCGCGCTACTCTTTCGCCACTTCCTTGCATACGCGCTGGGAAACGTAAAAGGCCCCGCCTGAGGAATCAAGCGGGGCCTTCTGCGTCTTCGGAATCGAGCCCGGATCTAGCGGCTCTTGACGATGGTGATCTGGATCTCCGATCCATCGCTCAGGCGGGCTACCAGCCCCTCGTTGCTCGTCAGGAGCCCCGCCTCCTCGAAGGTGCGGAGCCCCTCAACGCGAGCGGGGAATTGATCGATGCCCTCCTCTGCGGCGGTATCCATCCCGTAGAGGAGGAGATCCCCGATGAGGGCGCGCATCTGCGGCTCTTCCATTACTTCACCCCCTCGTTGATCTGGTAGGCGAA